TACCATTTATTTCCGTTATCATCAGTTACACTTATAATATCTATAACATTTGTTTCAGGTAATGTTAATCTTAAAAATTTTTGAGGTGCACCTACTGTAAATGTTTTCTGTTTAGCCTCTCCTGATATTGCCTTTATTTTTCTTTTTATTTTATAAGTTTGAACTATACCATTTGAATCAACACTATTTATTTCAGGTTCTGTATCCATAGCACCACTTACTGCAAAATCAACAACATCTAGTGTTTGAAATTTAATAGTAGAATCACTGGTAGATGATATAATTGCACCTTTTTTTAATGCAAATGTTTGACCTAAATTGGGTACAATATTATTACTATCCGTTGCATCCGCATCAACGAGTTGAGAAAAAGTTAAATCAACATAAGAAGGAGTTGTTGGTTTAACTTTATATCCCAACATATTTGCTAAATTAATTACATTTCTTCTCTCTTCTGCGAGTGGTAACATCATTTCTTTATACTGTTGGTCTATATAAAATGACAACACATCTCCCACATATGCAGACATTTCAATTAACATCATTCCAGGAGATGTTTCATTAAAATCTCTATATGTGTTAGGAAAATATGTTTTAGCATATTCCATTAAAGTATTCTTAAATGAAGAAAAATCTTTATTTAAATAATTTACATTACTGACTTTATATTCTTTATCACTATAAGGCATTTACCTATTCTCCCACAGTTACACTAACCGATTCTAATGTATTTGGATCTTTTACTATATTAAACAATACTGATATATTTAATTTATTTTTTCCTATAGAATCCAATGATTCCATTTCAATTTTTAAATCTTTTAATTCAACAAATGGTAACCAAAATTTAAATGTGTCAACAATTTCATTTTCAATTGTAATTTTTGTTTCCTCTGTAAACTGCTCAAACATATATTTTCTTAAATTTAAGCCAATATTAGGTTGCATAAATCTCTCACCCTTATTTGTCATTAATAGCATCCTTATATTGTTCTTAACTGCATCTATAGTAGTTTCAGTAGATTTAAACCACCCCTCGACACCAATGGATCTATGAAATGGGTAGTCAATCCCCACAAAGACTAATTCATCTCTATCTTGAACATATGGTTTTTTAGTCGTATCTCTTATTGCCATTTTTATTTATCCTTTGGATTTAATAATTTAACTTTTGTTTTATCTACATTTGGTGAACCATAAATATTTTTAACTGATTTTGGTCCTATGTATGCTTTAGCTTTAGGAATCATAGGCCATCCAGTACCACCAATCGAAGATAAAGAAAATGGTGTTGCTCCTGCTGGAGTTCCACCAACTATAACAGGACCACCAGCATTTGGTACTCCTGTAAGTGGAGTTAATGTTTTTATTTCTTCTATATTTACAGTTGCCTCCATTTCAGTTATTTGAAATTCTTGTTTTTGAATCCAATTAATTATAGCATCAGACAAATTACCAGCTAATTCTTTAACTTTTTTCTGTTGGAATGGTGTTAAATCAATACTATCCTCACCAGTATCAGTTAAATTATCTTCAAATGCCTGTTGTATATCACTTCTTAATCCCATTACATTCCTCTTTTTAGTTTAGATTTTTCTTCACTTTTTTTCAAGACTTCTC